AATCTGCTCTATGATTTGTAGCATATCATCAAGTGTTTTTGTTTTAGCGTTTAACTCAAAGCTGAATATAAATGGAACACGGTTATATTGAGTTTGAACACCATCAGCAATCGTATCATAGTCTTCCCTGATACGAATCATTTTATTGGTGATACGGTCGCTATCTTTCCGAAAGCCAATTAAACGAAACCCTAGGCGAGGTAGTTGCATTTTGTAACGAACTGAATTAGGGTCAGGGTTTTGTTCGTTTCTAACATCATACCGCTGTTTCGCCGAATATGCAATAGGAACCTTAATAAGCTTATTGTTATCTCGTTTGATTTTAATCTCGTTGAATATAGAGCCGAAAATACCCGCATATAATGTCATTGTCTTATGGTAAAAATGATTCTCTAATACCGCCATCTTAATTCACTCCAAAAGGATTAGCAGGATCAAAAGATGTACTAGGTTCATATTCAGTTTCCAATACATCGTTATCGCCGTATTTCTCGGTTTCTATTTCTGAATCAAAATCTAATAGGTCACCAATCAAACCGTCAATCTCAGTGTCATTTGTTATAAACTCTTCATGGCTTAATTCGAACGTTTCTACTTTTAGTTCATAAACGTATTGTCTACCTTGTTGAAAGAATGGACTTTCATGGTTAACGAACTTAATTTCTAAAATTGCATTAGTGTAAGGCATGAATAACAAGTCGCCCTCTTTAGGGCGAACCATATCCGGAAACTCTTGTTTGAACCTGGTCTTGTTAAGAATAAATGTTGCAGTGTCTTTAATCTCTAAACCAAACTTAGACATTAACTCACCGTCTCCACCAAAACCAGAAACATCTGCTGGATACATTTCAATTGAGGTACACGATTCAAATGATGATGTTGGGTCTTCACCGAAAAGAGCGTTATAGTTGTTATGCGTACGAGGCATGTATTTAATTTCTAGGCCCTTTGCTTGTATCGCCTCGATGATTAAGGAGTCGGTCAAATCTTGCTCGTTCGTTGCTGTATAATGTGAGTGGTAAGGGTTGAGCATAGCTGTTTCCTGTTAAGGGTTATTATCTATTTAGTGAATGTGAAAAATTTTCAAAATAATTTAAAAAAAGTTGTTGACGTATATCTAACCATCTCTTATAATAAGAACAGTTAAACAAACAACGTGAAAAGGAAACTACATTATGAACATTATCAAATCTTTAGTAGCTCGTATCGAAAAGTACCGCACAGAAAACAAAAGCCCTTGTAAAAATTACGCAACAGAGGCCCGCGCAGAAAAGGTAGCCGAGGAAGTATCTAAAAAGTTAGCACAATACTTTGACGCTAACACAACAAAGACAGTTGACTACGTGGTTTTTTACGTACCGTCCTGGGGTCGTTGGACAGTGGCTTTTAACTTACAACCATGGTTAAACAAACATGGTGGATATGTAGGTGTAGCCGGCGAAATGGGATTTTATAGTTTCTAAACAAAAAGAGGTTCGTAACTAAAAACAGTTACGAACCTCTTTTGTAACTAAAAACAGTTACTTATCCTACAAAAAAAGATACTGGTTCCTCATAGGTTTCTCTTAACTCGGTTTCCAGCTTCTCTAATTCTTGAATCGCTTCATCGAAAATTTGTTGACCGTTAACAGTTACACCACCTAACAACTGAATCTCGCCGTGTTTCTTAAGGTTCTCACCCCATTGTCGTTTAATCAAAGCGGTAGCATACTGGCGTAACCATTTATCTTCCCACGCAGATTCATCTGTGTTAGGGTCAATTTTCTTATATACATGAAAACATAAAAGATCATCGACCTTCATGTTCTCTAGTCCTTTATACACTACCAATTTATTCTTATGCTTCGTAAACTCAAACCTTTCAGTTGTGTTAACAAGGTCATTAACCTCATTAATGTTCTGCATGGTCATATAGTAGTTCAAGGTGTCCAACGGCATGAAAGGGGATATGTTCTGTATCATAAATTGATAACGATAACTGAATAAACTGTCAGAACCATATTCCTTGTAAATTGTTGACATTGGGATTAATTGGTCTACAATATGAATATCGTTTGGCATGGTAATATAACCATTAAGAACATCTTGCTCTGTTAAACGATAAGCTACCCATGTTTTTTCTGTTGCGTCGAAATGTTTTTCGTGCCACACTTGAATGGCCTCATTAATACGATCTTCTATCTGAGTGGGCGCTACGTTAATGTTAATAACAGGTTTACCCAGCTTTCTTAAGCAATATTCTGAAAATCCTGCTCTATCCATTATACCACCACCCATTCAGAAGAACCATCGACGGTTACCGTTACACCTTCTAATACGGTAATAGGGCCAACCGATAAAGCATTTTTATTGGCGTCTACGGTATAATCTTGGTCAATGGTTTTGTCCATAAACAGAATACCGCGTTGCTGTGTTCCTGAACCACTCATAACGAATGCGGTTCTTAGGTCAGTGTATTCAACGACACTGTTATCAGAGGTAATAAATTCCCATAACGGGATGACGTCATACTCTGGTAGTTGACCTGCTGTATATAATCGAAAGTCCGCAGGTTGACTAATCCCTTTATAAACACATAACACCGAAATGGTGCTAGCGGGTAGCAAGAACGTTGAGTCAGGCAACACCTCAACTACAGATCCTGACCTGACATTGCCCGACAATACAGATACGGTAAGTCCATCATCCTGAGAAGGGTCGTAATAAAAACCCGTGCTGCCGAAATCTTGTCCTGTTACAATAGCATTAATCTTTTCATACCATTGTCTAAAGGTATCTCTAGGTGTTAACACTTGACTCATTTATTAGATTCCTTATTTAACAGTTGTTGAACCAATAATGTTAGATCTTCAACTTGTTTTTCTAAATTCAAAACTCTTTGTTTTTCCGCTAATATCGCAGCCTTTCTTTCTTTGGCCTGCATTAAAGCGCTTTTATCTGTATTGATTACGGCACCGGTTTGCGAATCCTTCCGCAAACCCTTGTACCCTTCAACTTTATGCAAAGTTACCATATTAAGTACCTAACGCTATACCACGCAGACGTTTAACTCTAGGAATAACTGATGAAGATTCCGACAACAACACAATCTTGAATTGGTAAAAACTAAAGTTTGTGATATTATCAACACCGTATTCTGCCTCGACAAAAGTGTTCAAGTCAACAGTGGTTAGTGCCTTGACTGTGGTTAACTCTAACCAAGATTTAGCACTTACTTCTTCTGTACTGTTACCTGTACGATAGAACACCTTAATATCTGCATTTTGTGGTTTATTTGCATCAATAAACACTTTTAGCGAATTAGCTGATTCGGTTAACCCAACTACATTAGTGATATATCTTGCCTCGGCATTCCCACCATTAGCATTCAATTCATTTAAAGAATTAGGATTGTTAATTCTGTTATGTACAGTGATTAAACCGATTCTATCTAAGTCAATTACCGGCGAAATGTTTTCGTTGAATGTAATCATATCTTGTTCATCTACCTCATTACATATCATAAGAGGGAATGGCAAGTTAGTATTTCTATTTACTGCTACACTAAACGCATCAGTTTGAATATATGGTGTTTCAATACCATCTAACGATTTGCCTGTAATACCCTGGTAAGTCCAAGTTACATCAGTTCCTTCAAACACCAAATGTTCTGAAACAGGCTGTAAGGTATCAATAATCACACTCTTAGAACACTGAACAGCGTTACCACCAAACGTACCCGATGCATTAGCATTCGTGGTTACTTGAATTGTAAAATTGTCATTGTCTATAACTGTCACCTCATGGTTAGTATTTAACTCTGCCAATGGGATACCTGGCGCAGTAGACACACCACTCAAAGAAACTAATGCACTTGTTACTAAGCCATGATTTTTGAATGTAACGTTAATAACATTACTAGAAGCCACTGATGTCAGAGGGTTATTATCTAGTACCACACTTTGAGGATAACCATTCACAAATTGTGCTACACCGTTCACACCTGTTTGGAATCTTGCGATATTGATCGCAAATTTCATATCCGAGTTTTGATCGGCGGTCCAAGTAGAGTTGTTCTGTGACTTGAACAATACTCCAACATAAGGCTGCTTGGTGATATACGCATTAGAGTTAACAACCCTTTCTCCCATTGTACCAATGTAGACATTATATGAGTTACAGTTCGATAACAGAACAAAACAGTATTCCTGGCCTTCCATCAAATAAAC